ACTAACTGATTTTGCAAATAGTGATCAACCTTTCTCTAGTTCTTTTGATAAAACAAATGCTAATTACTTTAAAAATGTATTAGCAGTAGATCCAGGAAGACACGTACCTACTGCAGGACAATCTGCACTAGAAAAATCATATGTATATTCTTTATTTAACTCACAATCTTATGGAGCAATGGCTACAAATAAAGGTGGTGGATATTCATTTCTTGATGCAACTGCAGTTACAGCAAGTGTAAACTTTCACGCAGCTGCCGCTACTGTAACTGGAACAACAAGCACTACTTCTGGAAAACAATATCAAGCAGCATGTACACCTTGGGTATTATCTCAAAAATTAAATGGAGCAGCAGGAAGCCCATTATTTAAGTTCCATACTTTATCACATGGTAATGGTTCGAATAAAATATGTAAGGTTAGTATTGTTGGAATTAAGAAGGCTGGTTCAATATCTGGACAAGATCACGGTAGCTTTACTGTACTTGTTAGAAAATTTGATGATACAGACACTAAAGTAGTTTCTTTAGAATCACATACAAACTGTAACCTAAACCCAAGTTCTCCAAACTATTTAGCTAGAATTATTGGTGATCAATACCAAGAATATGCTAATGACTCATCAGGAAACGCGAAATTAGTTGTAAAGGGTAATTACAGAAATATGTCAAGATATGTACGAGTTGAAATGCATGAAAATTCTAACAACGCTGTCTATTCAGATACATTAATACCATTTGGACATGAACCTTATATCTCACCATTTAGTCTTCCAGCATATACACATCCACATGTCGGAATACATGCATCAGGTGCAGCATATCCTAAAGCAGCACTAGTAACATCTAGAAGTTTAGATACTGATACAAAAACATATTTTGGATTTAACTTTAATGAAACTATTCTTAAAAATGGTATGGAAAACTACCTTGCTCCATTAAGTGGCGATGCAAGTATTGGAACAAATACATCATTCTTTTTAGAAAGTTGCCAAGTTACTGGTTCAACTGTAACTGTTGATAGTGCATTACACGCTAAAAAATTCTCACTTGCATTTCAAGGAGGTTTTGATGGTGTTAATCCAGCTACACAAATAGCAATGGAAAAAGATATGCTTTCTACTAATACTTTAGGTATGAGTTTTGCATCTACAACAACTGATGGTTATGTAGCATACAAAAAAGCATTAGATTCAGTTGGAAATCCTGACGAAATTGATATTAACATGATCGTTATGCCAGGAATACTTGCTGAAAATGCTTCAAATATAGTTGCAAAGATAATTGATACTTGTGAAAATAGAGGTGATTGTTTCTATGTAATGGATGGAGTTAACTCTACATCTGGTAAAAACACAATAAACGCAACTGCAAATGCAGATTTATATGATACAAGTTACGCTGCAACTTATTTCCCATGGGTAAAAATACTTGACGCAACTGTTAATAGGTTTGTTTGGGTACCGCCATCGGTAGTTGTACCAGGCGTAATAGCTTATAATGATAAGGTTGCATTTCCTTGGTTTGCTCCTGCTGGACTTAACAGAGGAAGTTTAAATAGTGTAATTGATGTTTACTCAAGATTAACACACAATGAACGAGATGATTTATACGAAGGAAAAGTTAATCCAATTGCAGTGTTCCCTAATACAGGAGTTTGCGTTTGGGGTCAGAAAACTTTACAAACTAAACCATCTGCCTTAGACAGAATTAACGTAAGAAGATTACTAATAAAACTTAAGAAATTTATTGCTTCATCTACAAAATATCTTGTATTTGAAAACAATACTACTGCAACCAGAAACAGATTCTTAAATATTGTTAACCCTTATTTAGAAACAGTTCAAGCTCAACAAGGCCTTTACGCCTTTAAAGTTGTAATGGACGAATCAAATAATACACCAGATGTAATTGATAGAAATCAAATGAAAGGTGAAATATTCCTACAGCCTGCAAAAGCTGCTGAATTTATCATTGTAGATTTCAACATCATGAGAACTGGTGCGTCATTTGAAGAATAGAATTTAACAAGTATTAAAGAAAAAGATATTTATATATAGAGGAGAAAAATAAATGGCAAATCTAGTCGATCCAAATGAAATAATGTTCACGGCCTTCGAGCCAAAACAACAAAACAGGTTTATATTCTACGTTGATGGAATTCCAGCCTATCTTATTAAAACAGCTGCAAGGCCAAAGCTAGCAACAGAAGCTTTAGAACTACAGCATATGAATGTTTCAAGATATGTTAAGGGTAAAACAACATGGGAAACTATTGATTTAGTTTTATATGACCCAATAGTACCATCAGGTGCGCAAGCTGTAATGGAATGGGTTCGTTTACACCATGAATCAGTAACAGGTAGAGATGGTTATGCAGACTTCTATAAGAAGGATGTAACGATTAATATACTTGGACCTGTAGGTGATAAAGTAGAAGAATGGACTGGTAAAGGTGCAATGATTACATCAGCAGACTTTGGTGCAATTGATTGGACACAAACAGCAGCTGCTAATGAAATTACTATAACTATTCAATGTGATTACTGGATATTACAATACTAATATACATTATTTTATAAAAATTAAGAAATCCCTTACAAATAGTTTGGGATTTTTTATTATATTTTGTAAGAGATATATATTTATATACGTTATAAACCAAAACGCAAAGGAGATAAAGTTATGTCAAAAGTAATAGACTCAGACTACCCAGGAGAAAATAGACTCTCGGATCAAGAATTAAAAAATCAAGTAATACAACAAGCTGCCCCAGAACTTAATAAGGCTTCGAAGGATTTAAAGTTTCCAACTGAAACAATAGATTTACCATCAAAAGGATTGTTATATCCTAAAGGTAGTCCATTATCTAAGGGAACAATTGAAGTAAAATACATGACAGCAAAAGAAGAAGATATTTTAACTTCTCAAAACCTAATAAAAAACGGTACGGTTATTGATGTATTATTATCAAATCTTATTGTTAGTCCAATAAATTATGATGATTTATTAGTTGGTGACAAGAATGCTATTATGATAGCTGCTAGGGTTTTAGCGTATGGAAAAGATTATGAGGTAGAATTAACTAGCCCTACTTCAGGTGACAAGCAAAAAGAAGTTATAGATTTAACTCAATTTCAATTAAAAGAATTTGATCCTGAAATATTTAAAGAAGGAGAAAACTGCTTTGCATTCCAACTTCCAGCATCAAAAAGAACTATAGAGTTTAAACTACTTACTCATGGTGATGAAAAGAAAATTCAAAACGAAATCAAGGCAAATAAAAAAATGAGAAGAAGAATAATGGGTGTTAGTCCTGAATTAAGTACTAGGCTTAAATTTATGCTTCTTTCTGTAGATGGTGAACATGATAGAGTTACTATTGGTAAGTTTGTTGATGACGAATTCTTATCTAGAGATTCTTTAGCGTTTAGAGAGTATATGAATTCAATATCTCCTGATATAGATCTTACTCATACATACTACGACGAAATTAGCGGTGAGGAGCATGACGTGCAACTACCAATGACCGTTCAATTTTTTTGGCCTAGGGCCTAACTATAGGCCCATTCTGCACCAACAGTTATTTGATATAGCTTACCATTCCCAAGGGGGTTTCCCATGGAATGTTGTATACGAAATGCCAGTACATATTAGACGTTTTACCTACCAAAAGCTTATAGAAGCTAAAAAGTCTGAAAAGGAAGAAATGGACAAAGCTAAATCAAAAAGTGGTAAATAAACCAGCTAGATAGAGGTTAACAATTCCATTATCTTCTGATATTTATATATGTAATAATATGAACATTAGGAGATAACCCATGTCAAAAGAAAAACAAATTAGAAAAATTATACGCGAAGAAATCCAAGGAGTAATCCAGGAAGATAACGTACTATCAAAATTTCTAGTTAATATACTAGATAACCTTGGATCAGCTGCAAAAAAACGTGCAATTAAAAAACTCATGTCTGACCCAGCTATACAAGATCTAATGAATAAACCATCGCCAAAAACAGACAAATATAATGATACTTGGGACAAACTATCTAAAAAATATAGTTAATAGGAAATTATGGCAAAAAAGTTTACAGCAAAAGATCAAGCTAGCCTTAATAAGGAACTAGCTACTCAAGATAAGTATTTAGCTAAAGCAACTAAGCAGGTAGATACTATGGCTAAGAAGTATGAGGCTTTTGCAGATAAACGTAAAAAAGAAGCTAAAGAATATAAAAAACACCTAGAAACAGCAGAAAAACGTCTTGAAAAAATGGTGGAGAAGTATGAGGAAATAGTTGATTTTTCTAGAGATTTAAACAAAGAACAAAGAGATTTAAACAAAGAACAAAAAAACCTTTCTAAAATGCTGGGTGACCATGCAAAAACCCAAGAAAAAGATATACTGGGTGCCGCTGCCCTTCAAAAATTTGCAGTATCAAAAACAGCTGCATTAGCTGCTGAAGGTGCACTTGCAAATAATAGACTTGCAGTTGGCCAAGCAATGTCTTCTACAATAGCTCTAGATATTGGAATGTTAGAAGAAGTTAAATCTGCAAATATAGATATTGGTGGCCTAATGGATAGTCAAGATACTATAGCTGATAGTATGGTAATGAAGCATGCAGAAGAAATTGAAATGATGCAGGCCGCTTCCGCATCACAAACAGAAATACTACAAAAAACAGCTGAACAAGCCGGTGAACTTAGAGATATTCAAGGCTTATTTCAAAACCAGATAGACAAGGCTGGAGAAATGAACGAACAAATGTCAGCAAGAACAGTTGCAGGTTTTGAAACTAGAGAAATACTTGAAAAACAAACAGAGGAATTCCAGGCTCAACAAGATTTGTTAGACGACCTTAAAAATAAAGCAAAAAAATATATTGGTATATTTAGTAATGGTCAATTGGCATTTGCATTCATAGCAAACCAAATAGGACAGTTTACTAGAGAAATGCGAGACTTTGCAAATTCCACAGGAGTAAGTCTTGGCAACTCAGCTAAATTGGTTGGTCAATCTAAGATTCTAAACGTAACAATGGCTGGTATGGGTATAGAGCAAGAACACATAATAGCTTCTCAACAAGCAATGCTTAATATTGGTATGTCAATGAAGGACTTGACAATGGAAAATGTTAAACAAACAACCTTATTAGCTGAAAGATTTGGAATGGGTGCAGACAGTGCTGCTCAATTTAGAAAGGACTTAATGATGATGAGTGGTGGTAGTGAAAAACTAGCAACAAACCTACAGAGTTCTGCAATAGCATTAGCAAAGGCAAATGGAATGGCTCCTGGAAAATTACTAGGTATTATGGCAGATAATGCTGAAGAATTTGCTAGATTTGGTAAAAAAGGATTTGCAAGTGTTGCAAAAGCAGCAATTGCAGCCAAAAAACTTGGTGTAGAATTTAGTTCTATTGTAGAGGCAGGAAGAGGATTGCTTGATATAGAAACATCCATTGAAAAAGAAATGGAAGCTAGTGTACTTATAGGTAGAGAATTAAACCTAAATGCAGCAAGAGAAGCTGCCCTTAAAGGTGATCATTTAGAACTTACAAAACAACTAACTAAACAGGTTGGCTCTTTAGAAGAATTTCAAGGTATGAACGTAGTACAACAACAAGCCCTGGCTGATGCAATGGGAATGTCTGTTGGTGAAATTACAAATATAATGGGTAACCAAGATAAATTAAATGATTTGTCTGAGGCAGGACTAGAACACTATAAAGAAACTGGTGAAATAGCTGAACAACAAGAAGGTATTCTAGCTAGGGTTGGAATGTTTCTTGGAGAAAATGCAGAAATGTCTGCTGCTATAGTTGGTAGTATGGGAAGCTGGAAAAAAGAACTTGGTGGTATATTAGGTTTCGTAGGAAAACTTGGTAAAAGTGCAATGAATAAAATAGGTTTTGGTGGTCAAGGTGATATGGCCAAGGGTCCATTAACAAAGGGTGGAAAACCTGATATGAGGTTTAATTCAAACAAAATGCCAAAAGCTCCAACTAAATTGCCATCTACTAAAGGTGGCGAAGGTGCACCTGGTATGATGAAGGGATTATCTAAACTAAAAATGAAAGATGTAGTTGCGGGAGCAGCTGCAATGGTCTTAGTAGCCGCTGCTGTTTTCGTATTTGCTAAAGCTGTAAAAGAATTTATGGGTGTAAGTTGGGAAGCGGTAGGTATGGCGGTTGTATCCATGTTAGCCTTAGTAGGAGCAGTAGCCTTATTAGGTATGATAATGATGTCAGGTGTTGGTGCACTAGCTATTATAGCCGGCGCCGCTGCAATGTTAATAGTAGCTGCAGCGATGTTAGTATTAGCATACGCGCTTAAGATTGTAAGTGAAGCTATACCAAACTTTTTACTACTTATACCAATGCTACCTCAATTAGCTATTGGTATGATGATGATGTATCCAGCAATACCTGCAATATTTGCACTTGGATTTGCTCTTCCATTCTTAGGATTTGGTTTAGCAATCGCAGCCGCAGGATTCGCGGTATTTGATAAAGCGGGAGGAGCAGCAACTTTAACGGCTCTTGGTGAATCTTTACCTGCACTTGCTGGAGTAGGTGAAGGAATGGTAGCTGCAAGTATCGGTATGTTGGCAATTGGACTAGCTCTTCCATCATTAGGATTTGGATTACTTCTTGCAGCCGCAGGATTTGGATTATTTCATAAGTCAGGAGGTGCAGAAGTACTACTTGCACTTGGCGAATCTTTACCAGCATTATCTGATGTAGGTGAAGGATTGGTAGCTGCAGGTGCCGGAGTACTAGCTATAGGTGTTGGTTTATTACCATTTGCATTAGCTATGGCAATTATGGCCGAATATATTCCATTATTACCTATGTTGGCTGAAGGATTTGCAATAATGTCTCCACCTCTAGTAGCTTTATCGGCTGTAGGTGAAGGATTACTTATATCAGCAATGGCTCTAGGTGTTCTAGGCTACAGTTTAATTCCGTTTGCATTTGGAATGTCACTGCTTGCTGAATTCGTACCTTTAATACCTATAATGGCTGCAGGACTAGTAACTATGGCTCCTGCTTTATTAATGATGGCTCCAATAGCTGAAACATTTCAAACAATGGGAGAAGGCTTTTTTGCAATTGGTACTGGACTAGCTCCACTTGCAGTTTCAATGGCAATATTGTACCCATATGTTGATGGCCTCCCAGTTGTTGCGCAAGCAATGATTGATATGGCTCCTCCATTAATATTAATGTCACCATACGGTCCTCAAATAATGTTTTTAGGTAAAGCTATTGGTGTATTAGGTTTAACAACCGCTCTTGCTGCTGTTCCATTATTATTATTTGGCGCGGCCGCATATTATACTGCGCCGGCAGTAGAATTACTAGGAAAAGCTTCAGTTACTTTAGGTGTAGGAATGGAAAGAGTTGCAACTCCACTTTTAGCAATGGCCGCTCAATTCCCATCTATTTTTATGCTTGGTACTTCTTTGTTTGCATTAGCTGGTTCATTTTTAGCTGCAATGTTTCCAACACTTGGATTCGGAGCAGCTGCAATGTTTGCTGCTGTTGGTATTGGAATGATGGCTGCAAGTCTAACTTTATTAGTAGGAACTGCATCAGGATTAGCCCAAGTAGGTGCAGGTCTTAGTTTAATAGCTAGTGGGTTAGCAGATGTATCTGAGTATAAGGGCACACTAGCAATGTTAACAATAGCTGCTCCAATATTAGCAATTGCTGGTTTAACTGGAATGTTTGGTGGAAGCGATAGTGGTGGTGAAAAAGGTACAAACGGTACAAATGGTACAAATGGAGATGAATCAACAAGTAAACCTCAAAAAATAGATACAACAGCTTTAGAAGCTAAAATAGATCAACTAATTACAATAATTAGTAAGGGTGGAGTAATAAATATGGATGGAAGAAAGGTTGGAGAAGTACTTAATTTAGCTAAAGGACCAGTGGGAGCATAATATGGCAACTTTTGAAACAATAGATCTAGCTTCATTTTATACTAAAAATGGAAGTGAGTTTTCTAATATAAAACCGGTAAACTCACCAGCTGAAAAGGTTGGTAAAGATGGTATATCTGCTGATAAAACTCCTGTTTCAAAATTAGCTGAAATGGTTAATGATATGGGTTCTTTTCCTTCTACACCAACAAAAACTGGCATTGATGGAAATCCATTTCCTGCTACGCCAACTAAAGCTGGTATTGATAGTGTCCCATTTGGAGCTACACCAACTAAGGATGGTATTGATGGTATTCCATTTGGTGCATCTCCTGAAAAACCCACTTTAGATATATTTCCAATGCCTGTATCTGCTCCTAAAATAGGTATTGACTCATCAGCATTTTCTTTTACACCAGCATTTACTGGAACTGATACATCTGCATTTAGTTTTATTCCTGGATTTG